AAGATAGTCCCGACTAAATATAACACGGCGGCAGCCATGGACATGATAGCAGATGGCAAGAGTGTTAAACAAGCTGCCAAGGCTGCCGGCATGAGTAAGCAAACATTCTATGTATTACTACAAGAGAGCGAGGAGTTCAGTGCTGCCTATAGGATGGCCAAAGAGCAACTAGCGGACCACATGGCACATAAGGCAGTCAAAGAAGCATACAAGCCATTGCACAAAGACCCCGCCTTCGCCAATGCTCAGGTGCAACGGAGCCGCCTGATCATATCCACTCTTCAGTGGACTGCGGGCAAGCTCAAGCCCCGGTCATGGGGTGATAGGGTAGAGGTTGATGTCAGTGGTAATGTGACCATAAGCCCCCTCGCGCAACTAAGACAATTGGGGGCTGATACAGAGGCCATTGACGTAGACGCTGAGCCGGTGCCGGAGGATGACTGTTTTTAGGATTCTCCTCAGAAATTCTTAGTGTGGTAATGCGCAAGGGGGGTATGCCCCATATAGCCTGGCACTCCCATGGTATATGATCGGAGACACGCCCAAAATATGACAAAAATCTAATAAACATAAAATCTAACAGTTCTCATCAGAAAAAGTCATCTCACCCACAGATCACCCACACACTAAGAAACCTCCACAAATCCACACTGGACACATCTCAAAAAATATGAAAGTATGCACTCACAACCAAAGTCAATTAACTCTCTTATATACAACAGATGGCAGGACAACCAAAGACCCGCGCACGTAAAGCGGCAGAAGCAGAACAAGTGGCTAAGCTACTGGCAGATCCGATGTGGAGGTTGAAGAACCTTTATCACATTAAGTCGGAGGATACTGGTGGTATTATCAAGTTCACACCCTACCCAGAGCAGCAGGAGGTATTTGATGCTGTGATCAACGAGGGTTATAAGAGGAACATTATACCCAAGGCCAGACGGCGGGGGATGTCCACGGGCATTGACGTGATGATGTTTGACCAAGCTCTCAGAACTGCTGGTTTTGAGGGTGGCATTGTGGACAGGAACCAGGCAGATGCCAGTAAGAAGCTGGAGAACATCATCAAGACATCTTTTGATAAGCTACCGGCGTTCATGAAGAACGACATCCAGACGGTTAAGAACAACGACGATAGACTCTCTTTCCAAGTCGGTGACGATACCGCTAGTCACCTCTATGCTGCCACTGGCTATCGTGGTGGTAACTGCAACTTTTTGCATGTGTCAGAGTGGGGATGGATACAGTGCGAGGACGCAAAGCGTTCAGAAGAGATCCAGACTGGAGCTATTCAGGCAGCACGAAAAGGTCAGATCATTGTTGAGACGACATGGAAGGGTGGCAAACATGGGCACCTTTGGGACTACACCAAGGAAGCACTCGAAACGGCAGAGGAGGACAAACATGCAAGGTCATGGAGGGTGATGTTTTTCCCATGGCACACTGACCCAGTGTATTCTGTCGAGTCATCCACCCCGATCAAGCCGGTGTGTGAGGACTACTTTCAGGAGTTGGAGCAGATCAACGGTATCTCGCTTACCATTGGGCAGAAGAGATGGTATCAGGATGAGGCATGGCCACTGAGGAACAACAGGTTTGGTGAGTATCCATCTACGTTGGAGGAGTGTTTTAAGTCACCCATGGACGGTGTGATCTATGACGTGGAGATGGCACGCACGTTGGCAGAGAGACGGGTGACCACCATACCTATTGAGAAGGGGCTGCCGGTGTTTGCCTCGTTTGACTTGGGCCGTGACGATGCGATGCCGATCACGTTTATTCAGGTAGTGGGTAAGGAGATACGGATCGTGGGGTATTATGTATCACACCGTGAGACGATTAAGCACTATGCTGAGATCATTAAGACGTGGATGGCTGAGAAGGATGTGCAGGACGTGAGGATACTTTTTCCACACGATGGTGGGAGGAAGTCACTTGAGACGGGGAAAACACTTGTCGAAGCGTTCATGGAGATGGGGTTCAACAGTGTGCAGTCGGTGCCACGGATCACATCAGTGTGGGCGGGGATCAACTATGTGAAGGATACCTTTGAGTATATGTGGTTTGATAAGAACGTGCTTCAGAAGAACCACAGCCGGGGGAGTAAGAAGTTCCCATCGCTGGGTGAGTGCCTTGATAACTACCACCAGGCAGAGAGTCAGAGTGGGGCGATGCGGAGCATGGAGCCGGTGCATGACATGTATTCCCATGGTTGTGACAGTCTCCGCACGTTCTGTGAGGCATGGCAGAAGGGGTTGATCAGTCGAGTAGCCTCACGTGCCTCAGAAGGATTTGACGACAACTTTAAGTCGGGGGGCAAGACCAGCAGCAGTCAGAAGTTAGCAGGGAGTAGGAAATGGAGATAACTTTTTCTTTCTTGGCCTTGTTGGGTGGGTTTGTATCAGTTGTGCTTACTGTCTACGCATTCATATCAATGCTTTACTACGCAGTGGGAGGTGATAATGACTGACACCTTCACACCCTCACCCTTTGGTGAGATGCTTAACTTCTATGCGGAGCAGTCTGCCACGGACAGTATATGGCCTTACATGGAGGTCTGTGGACGCACTGGTCTGCTCTACTCAGATGCCACCACGTTCATCATGGCACGGCCAGTGGACTCATCACTGCCGATAGAAGACTTGAACAGTCTGAGGGACACCCTGCCAGACTACAAAACTTCTGGCTTGACGGATGCGTGGCATATCATTTATGCTTCAGGGGACATAAGCCAATTTGTTGACAAGGCACCATACCCACTCCCCAATGTCATGTGGCAGAGGAATGGGGAAAGTTCTGTCAAGATATTCTCATTTAACAAACTCAAAAAACGAACCCATGGGATCAAAACCTAAAGCAGCACCAGCACCAGCACCAGCAGCACAAGCTGTCTCAGTTGATGACGAAGCGAAACGCAGAGCAGAGTTGGAGCGCAGGAAGCGTTCTGGCTTTTATAGTGAGTTTCGTAAACGTGACAGTAATCAAACTGCAACGGCAGCAACGCAGACCGGTGGTGCAGATCAACCAACAGGCTAATGATCAACGTCAAAGAAGAGTTGCAGATATGCAAACAGCAGGAGAGTGACCGTGCTCCCATGGACTCATGGTGGCAGACGATCAAGGAAGTCACTGTGCCACGTGATGCCTACATCACCCGTGAGGTTTCCCCCACACCTATTCAGGACTACGACCGGATCTACGACACCACGATCATTGAGAGTTCTGAGGGACTGTCCAACATGATGACGGCTCAGTTGACACCTGCTGGTGAGCAGTGGATGGTGTGGTTACCACCTTTCGAGTTTGAGCAAGATGAAGAAGTGATTGAGTGGTATGCGGAGTGTTCCATGAGAGCAATGCGTCTTGTCAACCAGTCCAACTTCCAGATTGCCAACAACGATGTCAATATCGAACGTGCCACAGTAGGCACCGGCTTTTTGATGTGTTACGAGACAGGGAACAAGTATGCACCCTTCCGATTCAAACACTCCCACGTTGGCACCTACACCTTTGACGAAGACCTTGATGGTCATGCCAATGCCCACAGACGGAAGTTTGAGGGGACGGCAGACCAACTGAAGCGGGAGTTTCCAGAGGGAGACTTCGGCACCAAGGTTAATAATGCTTTCAGCAATCCAGAGAAACGCTACACGGAGAAGTTCCAAGTCTGGCATGTGGTTAAACCACGTGATGAGTATGACCCTACCAAGATTGACAACAAGAACATGCCTTATGCGGAGTTCTACATCTGTGAGCAGGATGAGAATCTGATCACGGAGACAGGACAGCATGAGTATAATGGCATGGTGTCACGGTTCCAGTCTGGTGCAGATGGCTCCAAGTGGGGTGTATCACCGGCACGTAAGGCAATGCCAGCAGCAGCACAGGCCAACTACCTACAGGAGCAACTTGATATTCTGCTCGACATCAAGATCAACCCACGGATTCTTGCAGAGGCAGGGATGGCTGGAGAGATCGACATGCGACCCGGACAGAAGACTCTCACCCGTGCAGGAGCACTTGCCACACCAGGTGGTGGGGTTCGTGAGTGGTTGACAGCAGGTGACTACCCACTGGGCAAGGACAGGATCAAGGACAAGCAGGACCAGATCCGTAAACTATTTTATCATGGACTCTGGGCAGACCTTGCCCGTGTCGAGAAGGAGATGACGGCAGAAGAGGTTCGTGCCATCCGTGACCAGTCTGAGATGTTATTCGTGGGTGTGAACGCCAGATTTGAGTCGGACATGACACCACTGCTCTCAAACAGAGTCTTTGGCATCTGCCTACGTGCAGGTGTATTTAACCCACCACCTCGCCAGTTGATGCGTGAGACGAATGGTGGCACGGAGATCCCTGACCCACAGGCATCTTACCAGACCAACCTTTCACGGGTGCTGAAGCGCAAGGCTATTGAGGGGCATGACCAGTTCATGATCCGTCTTGAGCAGATGGTTCAGTATTCACCAGACATCATGGATGAGTTTGACCTTGCTATTCACGCCAGAGAGATGGCACGTAGCTTCGGTATGTCTCAGCCATTCATCCGTCCACCGGAGGACGTGGCAGAGATCCTTCAAGCAAAACTCCAAGCTCAACAGCAGCAGGAGCAAGAAGCGAAGATGGCACAGGCTGCTGAGTTAGCTGTTAAGGCACCTCCAGAGATGCAACAGCAGATGATGCAAGGAGCACCCCAGTAAACCATGTTACCTGAGCAGAAAGAAAAGGCACTTGACCGTGCCAGACGAAAGAAGGCGAAGGGACTCTTCTCAGAGATCCCGGAGGTTCGTGCAGATGCTATTGATGCGTTGAAAGACTCTTGGTGCTTTGATGAACCATGTTTTGACATTGGTGAACTGGCATCCCACCCCTCTGAGAATTGTGCAATCATGGCAGCTAGGCGTGACGCACACAAAGAAATAATCACCTGGCTCACTAAACTATAACCAACACAACCATGACATATTCCAGCAAACAAAATGGTCCAAACCTCGACATCTACCGTGATGAGGTTCATATTGCCACCTTCGATCCAGTCGCAGAAGAAGTTACCTACACAGATAATGCATACAAAAAGTTCCGCAAACCCATCAACGACCACCTCAAAAAACTCAACAGTGCTGCCAGTGAGGTTGATCCCCCCAAAGAAAAGCCTGTGGTCAAACAGCCTGTGGTCAAGGAAACCAAGGTGGAGGAAAAGAAACCTGTTGGACTCCCACCCAAGTCATCTGACAAGCCACCCCTAAGTCGTGAGATCATGCGTCTCAAGATTGAGAATGCACACCTCAAGGATGAAGTGGCCAAGCTCCGTGGTGACCAAGCGACATCTATTCAGAAGTTGCCAGAAAGATTTTCAGATGTATTCGATGACTCCGAAGGTGCCCACCTCAAAGGTATCACCCAAGGTGATCTGACCCCAGAGTATGTCGCATGGGCAGAGACGAACATGCCCAAAGCAATTTTCGACAGACGTTATCACGGACGTTTGCGGAAGTAACAACCCTACGTGAAACACAACCAAACTAAATTACTATGGACACTCCAGCACCAGATGCCACAGCGGCACCAACGCCAGATGCCGCACCAGCAGCACTCCCACCATTGATGGATGATAACATGAACTTCTCCGAAGGTTACCAAGACCGGGTGGGAGAACATGCCAAAGACTCCACATTCAAATCACTCCCTGACTTATTTAAGTCACAGCAGGAAGCTACCACGACCATTCGGAACTTAAACCAGGAGAAAGCAGAACTTTCCCAGAAGCTAGAAGCGTCTGGTAATTTTGTGCCGCCTGTAGTCCCACAAACGGTTGAGGCGTTTTCTGCTGCACTTACTTTACCGGCAGGTGCCGACATCCCAGAGGGTGTTGCCATCCCACAAGAGATGGTTGATGCCGCCTCTGAGTTTGCTATCAAAGAAGGTATTGCCCCAGATGTGGTCAGTAAGTTCATTGGTTTCCAACTTGAACGTGCTGGCTCAGAGTTCCAGTCTGAGGCTGCTGCCATGCAGATGAAGGCCCAGCAAGCCACTGTGACCATTAAGGAAGCGGTTGGTGAGCAGAACTACGACACCACCATTGCCAATGCACAGGCAGCAAGTGAGACTCTGGGACTCCAGATTGATGCTGCTGACCTTGCTGCCAGCCCGAACATGGTTCTCGCTCTTGCTAATATCAAGAGTCAGATCAGTGCGGGATCGCTTAAAGGAGCCACCCTCAACGATGCTGGAGCAAGCATTGTAGCCGGTAGCAAGCTGCAACAGGCAGAAGATATTGTTTCCAATTCATCGAATGCCCTACACGCTGCATTCTTTGATTCTTCCAACCCACAACACGAAATTGCAATTAACACACATTCACGCTTGATTGAAGAGTCAGGACGTGCATAATACAGTTCCTCGCCTGAAAGGGCACTTTGTTTATTAGTGTATTCATTCCCCACCCTCCTGTGTAAAAACGGGAGGGTGGTTTTTTATGTTGACGTATTTCAGTTTATATGTTTTTCTACACACAGTTATCGTAGTGGAAGACAAACCCTAGCTGGACCTCCTACCATCGGAAACGACTCAGTTTCTTGAATCGAACCTTGAAGCGAGTTGGATAAACCTTCCAGGACCCAGCCAGCAAAAGGATAAACGAGAAGAAAAACTACCCTGTTTTTTAACCTTAATTTATCTAAACCATGACACCACACGAACACGCCCAAATTTCATATGGGCAACAGTGGAAAGCAATCCTTTCCAAAAAGCACAACGTGCTCAAACCATACATCACCTACAAAGGTGACTGCTCTGGACGCTATGCGACCATTGAACAATACGGTGAACTCGACCTCGAAGAGAAAACCGCTCGCCACGAAAACAAACCTGGAGTTGAAATGGAAACATTTCGCCGGTTCATTTTCCCTAAATCTTTCAACCAGAAAGTTAAGTTCGACGAAGACGATGAGTGGAAGCTCAACCGTGTTGGTGTTCCCATGCCCCAGTCAGCCCAACGGTTGATGCAAGCAGGTGAACGCAAGATGGAAGAAATCATCTTCGCCGGTATGCTCGACACTGCTACAATCGGTGCTGGACCAGAAGAAGCTATGACAACTGCGGAACTCACTGAGACTGTAGCTGTTGACTTTGGTGGTTCAAACATCGGTCTTACCTCTGCCAAAATTCTTGAAGGTCTTCGTATCTTCATGGATCGTGACGCATGGGGACAAGACTCTGTGTTGGACGAACCTGATCAACTTTGCTTGGCAGCAT